GTTGGCATGAGAGCGCTCTGATGCTTTACCTCAATGGCGATTGGCCTTTCACATATGAAGTCGTGTTCACTCTGAGCAAATGGTTCAACATCAAGGCTCACCAGATCGATCCCGAGCTGCGCACCCACACCGTACTCGAAGAGGATCTCGATGAAATGAGTCCCTCGTTCCGCGATCAGAAGATCGTCGACATCGTGTTCGAGTTCGCGCCTCGGATGTCAGCCGTAGCGCTGAAGTCGATCATGAACGAATGCATGGCGATTGGCTGGGGTCTTGAGTCGACGACCAACACCGATCACACTCTGCTGCCTACACCAGAAAACGATGATTACTTTTAGTTTCTGTCCAGAAGCTGCAAACTTTGAGAGGCACCTTCGGGTGCCTTTTTTGTGGGCCATCTGTGGGCCACGCGCTACTCATTTGCACTCTTTAGATGGGATCATCTTCCGAGTCGACTCGCTGAACACCGCATAAAACAACGAATCTGACGAGTACCAAAGAGTGGTACCAAGTGGGTTCGCCGTCTTGAAAACCGTTGACCGGAAACGGTCCGAAGGTTCGAATCCTTCGCCCACCGCCATCTAAATGCCTGATTCGTCAGGCTTTTTCTTAGGTATCGCAAACGTAACATTCTGGGTGTATCCTTCGGATGTGGGCCACTTGTGGGCCACCAACCTATTCGACAGGAGAGACACGATGATTGAGTACGACTACAGCAAGCACAAGTACCAGCAGGAAGACGCGCTGCCCGAAGGCGCGTTGACCTCAGTGAGCAAAGGCGACCACGTTTGGATTGCGGTCCGATACGTCAATGAGACTTGCATTGAGCGATTCGTCTGCGTGACCGGTGGCAAGATGAAACCGCTAATGCAGCGAGCTGACTTTGTGACCGGCGAGGTGAAGAGCTACTACCCCGTCGAAGGCATCGTCATCAAGGCCGGTGCCAAAGATCAGTTTGGCAGAGGCAACCAGTTTGTCTTTGCTACTGAAGCGGAGTGTCAGCGACACGTTGACCGACTGCGGGAGGCGCGATCATGAACCTCCCCTACTCCATCACCGTCCAGTACAACCCGCACAAGTGTGGCTGGACGTGCATCTGCTACGACGAGTCCGACAACTACGTCGGCATCCGTTACTTCGGGCAGATGGACAAAGCCATCACTTTCGCCAACCGTCAGTGTCACCAGTTCATCGACTCTGACCTCGATGTCGCGCTGACCGTCTACGACCGCAAAGGCGATCGGTCCTACTCAGTCGCACCTGACGCATTCCGTCGGGCAGCTGGTATCGAGTTAGACCGACAGATCCGCAAAGACTTCCCCGGTGGCGGCATCACGCTGCGCACCACTCACTGATTCGACAGGAGATTCATAATGGCTATTCACATTGAGAAGAACGATCGCGCCAAGCCGTTCCGCGCGCGAGTAAAAGTCCCCGGCATGAAACGGGTATCCAAGTCATTCGAGAAGAAGTCGGATGCGAGGATTTGGGCAGAAGCGAAGCAGCGAGAGCTGACAGTCTTGGCGCTGGTCCCGACGCTGGGGTATGAGCGGCACACGGTCGGAGAAGCGATCGACCTGTTCATCAAGACCGTCTTGCCTACTCGGGCAGAAGAGAGTCAGAAGCAGACTCTCAATCGACTGCAGGAGTGGCAGCGAGAAGTTGGCGAAGTCCGCATGGAAGACCTCACCGGCAACAAGGTGCATTCGGTTCTTGCCCCACAGAAGAACACCGGAGCGACGAAGAACCGCAAACGCGGCACCCTCTCCGCTGTCTGCACTCACTTCACCAAAGCACCGAACCAGTGGCTGATGCGGAACCCTGTTCAAGACTGCCCTCGATGGCAGGAGCCACGAAAGGCGAATAGGGAAATGCAGCAGTCAGACTTTGACGTGATCTATGCAGAAGCCGAACGTCGAGCAGCGGGAGCCAGCGAGACCGAGTACAACCTTTGGAATCTGCCGCTCATCCTGATGCTGATCTTTGTCACTGGCATACGTCGCGCGGAGTTGCGTCGCTTGAAGCTGACTGACCTCGATTGGAATGGCACACCGGGGCTGCTGCGCATCGAAGGCAAAGACACCGACGTCGATGGGAACCGTGAGATCAGGTTCGCATACATCGACCCTGACGAGTATGGCGACCTTCTGCGGCGTATGCGGGACATCCCTCGAGGCGAGAACCCATACCTCTTCGCCGGTCAAAACGGCAAGCCTTGCTCGATCAGCAATCAGCTCAAGGCAGTAAAGAAGGCAGTCGGCCTCGAGGATGCCGGTACGCATTGGGTCCGTCACACGGCGATCAGCCAGATGGCTCGCAAGGGTTTCTCGAACGTGGACCTGCAGAAGTTCAGCGGTCACAAGACCCTCGCAATGCTGGACAAGTATGTTCACTCGGACGAAGACGACATCAAACGAATCATGGCTCAACGATAAGGAGATCGATCATGAGATGCGAAAACAAGGTCAGCCAGACCTACTACCGAGACGGGGAGTTCATCCCCAGAACCATCGAGCTGCGCTGCGGCTCGACCTCGGTCCACGGCTCCACGCTGGTGTGCGGCACCTGCCAAGACAAGCATCACGACGGCTGGCCTGACCGCTGCCGTCACGGTGTCCTGTATACCGAGTACGACATCGACTGCATCCGCTGCGAACTGGGAGAAGACTGATGAGCTATCAAGACCGATGGATTGTGATGGGACGTGACGAGTGCAACGACGAGTTCCGTCCCTCTGACAAAGTCTGGACCCGAGAGGATCACGCATATGCAGAGCTGTCTCAGCTGCGGCAGCGGTACGCCGAGGCGCGATCGATGTGGGTCGAGATGCTGAAAGACAAAGCCTATTATCAGAGCCTCCGCGAAGAGCTGGACGAATGGGATCGAGACCTGCACTGACCCCAACCACTGACCAAAAAAAACCCCGCCATGAGCGGGGTTCTTTTTTTCAGCTGTCGATATTCTTCCATCCGTCATCCTCCGTCGGGAGGCTGATCGATGTCGCTCCATCGATTGCCCTTGCAACTTCGAGCGCTTGCTGCCGTGCGTAGTTCGCGCCGTAGTTGTTGAAGGTGATCGTAGCGAGCCGAAAGCCTGCTGCGTCATGAATATGGAAGGTGTGGGAACCATCTGGCGGGGTCTTCATGCGACACCTCCCGAGCGGTTGAGCCCACTCAGTCATGTAGCGCTCTTCTGTCAGCTTGACTCTGCGAGTCCTGCCGTCAGAGAGACCGATCTTCATCCACTTGCGTCCGCGAGTGATGATGTAAGCGGCTATGCTGCCATGATTGGTTTTGTACCAGACCGGAGTGAAACCCCGGTTGACGACCTTCCGGTATGTGACCGGACCTTTGATAGTGATAGACTTCATTAGTCAATCTCCTGTCGAACACCCCTCGCGGGGTGAGGTTAGGTTGGCAGCTCCACGGGGACTAGCCTCCCCGTTGGAGCATCTTCTCTTTCGTCTACTCTGTTAATGAACCTCGCGGGTCGCTGGGCCACGCGCGTCGGTGTGATCCCGACTTCATGTACCCATTATACCATTCGGCTTTTTGAAAATGGCTGAAACGCCCTGATATCAACGGTTTCAGCGGAATCGCCTACGCCGTTACTTGCTCTCAGCCCGATGAAATATTTCTTGACATAGATTCTATGCGGCCTGCCGGGGAGCGAAACCGCGATTCGTCGAGCTGCAACCGCATGGTTGTTAGGCCGAAATTTTTTTTCTGGCCCGTTTCTCGACTTGCTTCTGCGACTGCTGGATATGCTCGAGGCTGGCGGCTATCCGCTCCAACGCCTCGACCAATCGCTCGACCAGTTCATACTCGTCGTCTTCCATCAGCTGCACTCGGGTGGTGCTGGAGAGAATTGCGGGGAATCACATGAGATTGAAACGGGATCACTGTCTCCATCACCTTCTGAAGTGGCAACCGTCGTGCCATCGAGATCGATCGAGTAAGCAGCCCCTGCAGCATCGAGCGCTGCGATCAACTCAGCCAGCGACATATTGCTGCCCTCATAATCGATGATGTAGTCGGTATAGTCTGCGATCCCTGCGTTGATGAATGCGTTGTCGCTCGCGGTGTAAGCCACGTTCGAGCTGCTGTCCGAAGTTGAAATGGTGTTGTATGAGTCGGTCGTGTTCGATGACTGATCGATGACACCCGAGTCTTGGACATACAGATAATCGCCCCCGACGTCGACACCTCCTGCACCCCACAGCTGCGACACCGAGGTCGGCGATGCTGCCCACAATGGCTGCATTGGTCTCACCATCTGCGATCTGCACCCTCGCATTGTTGTCGCTGTTATTCTTGGCAACCGATGCGCCCACCATAGCGACACCCAGACCGTTGACCAAACTGCCTACCGTCGGAGCCAGTGCCTGCGTCCATAGAGCGCTTCATTCGGCTTATCGCGTAACCCGACCATCGGCATCTCTGATTCACCGTCTTCGTCGTCAGCCTGCATAGAGATCGCTGTGAGAGCCACCAGAGCTGCGGGTGAATGCTCTGGGTTGGTGGCTGCGATCTTGGCGATGGCCTCATAGAGAGCCGCCTTCTCTTGAGCCTCAACCTTTTCTTCTCGCTCTCTGGCCTCTCGCTGCACCTTGACCATGTTGATCTGAGCCTGTTCGTTCGACTGCTGCTTCTCGAGAGATGTGCAGCCCACCATCACTATCAATACCACTGCAAATAGGAATTTCATTTTGCCGTCTCCATGTTGAATGAGCAGAGGCCGAGTACGCAGAGAGGTCTGCGCAGACGGCCCCGGCCCCTACTCAAGCGATTCCTTTACGACCTCTGGTCGCTCGGGCCAATTAATTTCTTTCGGGAACCCCGCCTGCTGCGGTACGTCACGAAGTGCCTGCCGATACTCGAGCCACTCCTGTACGTTGAGAACGCAGGCATCAGGGAAGTTGATGAAGTCTGACTCGAGCAGAAGTATGTTCCTCTCCTGCTTCGTCGCAAAAGTGTATTCAAGCAGCCGCGCTTCGATTTCCTCTTCGGTCAGGTCGCGCACCACCCACGGGATGATCTCCTGCTCGGGGTCCGTGATTTCTGCCGATTCCAGTTGCTGCGTAAACATATCCCATTCCGGGGGCGGCTCTTCCATCTGGTGACTCGGCTCATACGTCAGATACTTCTCAGGCTCAACGTCGAGTGTTCCCTCTTCTGGAATGGTCAGCTCGCTGGGGTGATCTGGAATGCGAGACCAGCTGCCTGCGAAGCGAGACGCAACCGCCCTGAGTTGATCGGTCAGCTTCTCTTTGCTGAAGTCAGGAAACTCGAACGAGTGACACCACGGTTCTGCGTCTGGATTGTCAGCATCCCAAAACTCGACAGAGATCCACTCTGCCTCTGGCCTGTAATGCAATACTTTGTATTTCACTTTCATGGGTTCAGCCTCTAAACCTTGTGAGCAAATTTTATGATGCCGTGGGAGCCTGATTTACCGGTCTCTGCGCTGTTGCCCGAAGCACCACCACCGCCGCCACCGCCGCCTTCCTTATTACCCCGAGTAGCACTGCCTTGACCGTAGACACTGATGCCGCCATTGCCGCCGCCACCATTTCCTCCGTCACCGCCAGTTTGATTGCCTGCGCTTGCACCGCCACCGCCTGCACCGTAGACACCAAAGGGCGTGACGTTAATACCGCCGCCGCCATTGCCGCCTGATCGATAGTTGTCATTTGAACCGGGAGAAGCACCCCAACCGGGTGAGTTCATACCGCCGCCACCGCCGCCGCCGCCAGTGTTGCCATTCCCGCCTTTGTTGCCGGTTCCCTGATTCGAAGTGCCGCCTTGGGAAGTGATGGTCGTACCGTACCGGCCCCCACCGCCGCCACCGCTACCGCCAGCCAGACCGTTATAGTTTGAGCCGTTGGCATGAGAACCACCGCCACCGCCGCCGTTTGCATTTGTTGCGCCAATTCCCTGCGCGCTGATCGTAGTTGGACTGCCACTCTTTCCGCGTGTTTTCGATGGCGTATCCCCGGAATTTTTTCCCGGCTTGCCGCAGTATGTATAACCAGCCATCGGTACTTGAGTTTTTTCGAAGACGAAGCCGCCGCCACCGCCGCCGCCGGTGACTGATCCGTTCGACTCGTTTAGGTGAGATCGGCCTCCACCGCCGCCAGCGCCACCCGCCCCGACATACATCATATAAATCTTGTTTTCGTAGCCGCCGGTCGCAGGACTGTTCACAGTCAAACAACCTTCCGCGTTTGTGTTGGTGATAGTGCAGATCTTGTACCCGCCGCTGACGGTGCAAGTGCCACCATTGATGGAAGAGTCGATAGGTGCTGCCGCTGACTGACAGCGGAAGTCACTGTATGAGATCGTCTTGCCTGTTGTCTTACCGATCAGCGGCGCACCGTCTGTCGACAACCGAAACAGTGACGTCGATCCTCTGCTCCATTCGTTGTTAATCATCGACGCGCTGATTGCGCCGCTACACGGAAGAGTCATCAGCCTTCTCCCTTGAGTTCGTTGATCTGATCCTGCAACTCGTTGATGGCCTGCAGCAGCACCGGAATCAACTTCTCATAGCGGACAGCGAGGTACGAATTGTCGCGGACAGTACAAATCTCGGGCAGCACGTCCATGACTTCTTGAGCGATCACGCCTACATCTTCACCGCGCTGCTCCATCTCAAGCTCTTCGCACTTCTCATCTTCCCAATGGAATCGATACCCATTGAGCTTGCTGACAATCTCCATGCCCTCGAGCTTTCTAAAATCTTTCTTCAGTCGCTCGTCACTGGAGTAATACGCGGTGATGTCGCCTGCTGCAGTGAGCGCGCCGGGGAAGCGATAGGTGCCTGACTTGAACGTGCCTGTCGTGATCTTGCTCGCAGGGTGTTCGTGATTGCTGGTCACATAATCACTGTGCGTATGATTGCCGCGAGGGACGCTGTCATACACTGTTCCGAAGTTCTTATTGAAGGCACTGTTCTTGCTGAAGGCAGGCTCATACGGGTGCGTGTGGCTTAGAGGCGCATACTCGTTTGAGTGGTTGTGATTAGACAGCGCATAGTTACTGTGACCGTGGTTACCCTCGGCTACCTGACCAGCACTGCTGCCGAAGTTCTTGTTGAAGGCAGTGTTCTTTGCGAACGCTGGCTCATAGTCACCTTTCTCCTGATACCAGCTGTCGACCGTGGTTCTGTTTACTGCGACCACTGGCTCTGAAGGGTCAGCTGAGTCGACGGTGATGCCGCTGCCAGCACCGATGCCGGTGATACCTCCGGTGAAGACCTCACCCAGCAAGAACCATCTGCCGCCTGTACCCTCTGCAACCTGATTGCCGTTGGCGTCATGGTTTGCGGAATAGCCCATCGCATTACCGACATTCACATACTGCCCAGCAATCCCTGTCCAACCAGAGGCTGCGTCGCCAGCGTTGTTGTTGATATACATATCGCCATGACCCGGACCCGCAGGAGGTTGAGTCGTGACGTCATAGCCCCCCATGAAATTGAGTTCGGTCTCGATAAGTGCGGGAGGGTTGTTTTCCCACGACGAGCCATTCCATTGTATGTAATCGTCTTTCACCAGATTCGACAGTCCTACGTCACCCATCATGTCGAGCGTGTAGTCGTTTTCCGCTGGCTGTATGTTGCCTTGATCGTCTGGGTCACGACCGTTAAAGGTCAGCACCCCGTTCTCAATGTTCTGCTCAATCCACTCGAGCAGCTCAACCTCGTTGATGATGTCGATGCCCGAGCCACTGCTCGAAGCAATCTTCACATCGACGCTGCCGGTGTACAGGTACAGGTTGACTTCATTGTTTTCCGACTTCGACCAAATACCACCCGCCTCGGTGTAACTGGGTCGGGCTGTGCCAAGGTTGTTGGTGTCGATCGATTCGACAATTGCGTTCAAATAGTCAGCAAGCTCAATACCGCTGGTCAGATATGGACTGATAGGCCACGGGCTTCCGTCTGGCCTTTGATCTCTCGCGCTCATGGATTCGGTTCCTCTTTCGCATAGACGAGGATGCGAGACCGCTCAATGCCGATCTCTTCGTCTGGTGTTAGGTTGACGAGCCTGATGCGGTACTTGACCTCACCGGCAATGGGGAATGCTGAGTCTTGAAACTCCTGCCACAGATCTGATCCCGGCAGCTGGACCTCATGATAGATCTCGAGGTTGGAAACACCGCCTCCGGTCTGCGCCATGTTGTCGACGTCAGACAGCAGAGGCCAATCCGATATGGTCTCCCACGGATCTTGTTGCCCGCCGACTGCCTCGAGAGTCTCACTGATGATTCGAGTCTCACCGAGCTGCGGGATGTTGCTGGTCTCGTCGTAGTAGAAGAATCCTTCAGACTCACCGGCAGTCATAAAGATTGACGAGACGCCGTCACGTCGCTCGAGATTAACGAGTTCGCCTTCCCACAATATGTGACCCTGTATGCTCTGGATCAGCTCCCACCCATCGACTCCACCGTCAAGTTCGTAAGTGTCGCTGGCGATGCCGCCGGGGTTGCCACTGGTGTCAGTGAACCTGACCATGTATTTGCCGGGGCGCTGCTGCGCAAAGCCGATGAACACGTTGCCAGTGTTGCCAATGAACTGCTCGTCGTATGCGAGCCTCACAATCAGCTCGGCCTCTTCCCACTCCATGTCTGTACGTCGGGCATAGCGCACTTCACAGAAGTCATTGTCTGGCGCGTCTGGTCTTGAGAACTCCGCGACCATCATGTCTTCGTTGAAGTCATCCTCTTTGACCTCAAAGTAATCAGGCGCAGGAGGTCCGACTTCGTCGTACTCAATCTGCCATTCGACGATTCCCTTCTCTGTTCCGATCGAGCTGCCGTCGACATATCCCTCAACAACGATCTGACCCTGATGGTATATGTCGCCTCTCGGCAGCTGGGCGATCTCGAACCAGCCGAGGCCATTCGCGATGACCACGGGATCTGTCGTTTCCCACAGCAACCAAGGCCCGGACCTGCCGTCAGGCCCATTGGGGTTCATGCCTTCAAACGATTCTCTCGGCATATAGGTGGCAGCGTCTGTTTCGTCAGCCAGCCACTCGCTGTTGTAAAGGTTCTTTCCTTCTGCCTGTCTCGGATACAAGCGCGCTTGAACCATGTTGACTTGGTCTGCCGCTTCACCCTCGATCGTCCAGCTGGTGTATGCCTTCGTCCACGGCATACGATCCACATAAAACATCTCTTGGTAGTGATCGGTGATGATGATCTGATAGTCGATCTCACCGGTCGATGTTCTATTCCACGGCCCGTAATAGCCGAAACGATCTCGCGCTCTGATCCACCATGCGCCCTCGTCGGGCCAGCCGTTTGTGTCGAGCAGGAACTCATGCTCTCGGCTCGGGAGGTTATAGGCAGGAGGAACAAAGTCCATCCACTGAGACGGCGATACATTGTTCTGATTCTCGTTCTCGCTGAAGCGCAGCTCATAGCCTTGGATCAGATTGTTCGGGTCAACAAGATCAAGCCACCGCAATCTACTTGGCCCGTCGTCCCTGATGATGTCGAACGGCTCAACCAGCCCCGGCTTCGGTATGCCGTTCTCGAGACCGTCGAAGTACGCAGGCTCACTGGTGTTGCCGCTGGTGTCGGTGCATGTGATCCAGAACCCTGCGCCGTTCAGAGCGAATGGGAAAGGCTCATAGTGATACGTCTCATCCCAATCAACCAAAGCAACGAGAGTGGTGGCTGAATTGCTGAAGTCACCCTCGGTGATGTCTTCATAATTGTTGTCGAACTTTGTCAGCGCGTATACCTGATACCCGCCGATGTCTGGCGCATCAGGGCGCTCCCAGAAAAACTTTGTCCATCCCGGCTCTGCTACGACTCGGAACTTCCGAGGTGGCCCGGGAGCAATACGATCGATGGACCTGCCGACAAATACGCTCGCACCCTGCGCCGTATACCCCAGCTGCATGATCGGTGTGACGGTATACGTGCCGGGGCCAAACTCATTAGAGTTTGATTGATACCTATGCTCATACGCTCGCTTGTCAGCCGTAATGGTATCGATGTCGATGCGAGTATCCTGACCCGCCTGAGTCCATTGGACCTTCCAGCCTGCGACCTGCGCGTCAGCTGTCTGCAGTTCCCATGTAAGCGACGACACCGAGATCGGCATCCGGTTGTTGTACTCGAGATACGTGAACCCTTGCAGGTTTTCCGTTCTGGCGTTGCCACCGTTCTCTGGATTCTGCGGATCACCGTCACCGCCGGGAGTCCACTCAGGAAACTCACCCTCGTCTGTTCGATATACCCGCTCGTCGTATGGGACCAGCGTCAGCTCGGCTGAGAGATCCTGCAGCGGCCTGATCGCAGAGATGATGTACTTCTTGGTGACCAGATCCTTCTCGCCAATTACGATGACCGACGTGCCATCTGATCGGACGTTGCTGAAGCTCCTGTCGAGCTGCACCGTTCGCCCGACCTGCCCGATCACATCGCCTTGATAAACACCTTCGTCAGTCTTGATCGTATAGTGCGCGTCGTCGTAGTCGTTCGGCTCTTCACTCAGAACAAATGTGTCACCAGACGTCTGATCGTTGATGAGGTGGGCAGCTCCCCCGAGCGCAGCACTGTCGACGGCGACTTCCACAACGTCGCCACGTTGAACGACCAGTGACTCAGCTGAGACGGATAGAGTGAAGGTCTCCTGCCTTGTGACCATCTGCCCGAAGACGTACATCCCATACTGCGCAGCCATGTGCCATTCAGTACAGCCGAAGGTCTTCAGCTTTTCGAACGTCGTCGCAGTGGTGGCATCAAACCCGGGGCGATAAACAGTGACCTCACCCTTCTGGTATCCAAGATCAGGAGACACGAACTCGACCTCGAGCGCGTGAGGGATAGTGGGGAAGTTTCGCTCGCCTCTGAAATTCCATGAGTTTGCAGGAGTGAACAGCTGCCGAACCTCGTCGGCCCTGTCTTCATCCATCATGATCTGCAGCTTGCCGTTCTGTCCGAGAATCAGCTGCGCCCTGCACATCCCGAGAATGTTCTGCACCGTTGTCATCATCGGCGCGTCACTGGCGAGTACGATGTCAGTCGTATACCGACGACGCTCGAACGTCTCGCCCTTGTACTCATACTCGACCCACTCGAGGCATCGCTGCGCGAACAGACGGAAGCTGAGAATGTCGAGGTCGCTTTCTTTAACGTAGCCGGGACAATCCTGCAGGTTGGTCGGGTAGCCCAGCTGCTGCGATCTGTATCCTGTCAGCAGATCAGCAACGACCCACGCGGGACAGCGACTATTCACAGGCGTAAGCCAGCCGCTGCCGTTGTGTCCACGCAGCCTCGAGACGACCGTTGCAGAGATCTCGTTGAGATTCCCCTGCACTCGCTCAGACGCTTCGAGACGCAGCTCCATCATCGTATGGAATCGCTTGAGGTTTAGAATCGAACGGCGACCCTCGTCGATGTCAGTGAACGGATAACCTCGAGAGGCTATGCGTGACCAATAGGCTGCGTTGAAATACTGGTTCTTGTCGTCAGAGTTTTCAGTGTCACCAACGCGAGTGACTCTGACCTGATACTCACCCTGCTCGGGGAACTGGATAACGATGCTCGCCTTTCCCGGTCTAGTCTCATTCCCATACAGGCTGAAGGTGCCGCCAAAAGTACCGGGGTTAATGTCAGGGAAGCCGGGATAAAAACGATTGCCGCCTCTGCCACCAACCCTGCTCGCCGAACCGTCTGCATTCTTCAGCGTCCAGTATTCAGTGACAAGAACGCTGCCCACAAAGCCGCTGCTTGAAGTCCAATCTTGGAATACTCCAGCATAGTCTTCTGGGTTACTGGTGTTGGTCGGAATAACTTCGCCAGCGACGTACACGGTGAAGTTCGAGTTATTCCATGTACTAAGATTGCCCGGCTCATACCCAACGTCAAAAGGCCCGATAACTCCGGTGATGACAACATAAGTCTCGTTGCCCTCCGTCCTGTCGTAGAGCGTCGGGTCTTCTTCTGGTGGCGGGTCTTCTGGCTCAGTAACTCCCTGCGCAACCACTTGGAAGTTGTTCGAGACATAAGACGTTTCTGGGAATGGCACTCCGTCGGGAGGCGGGGCATCGACGAAATTATAAAGATTGGTGCGAATAAAGAACTGAACCGGCTGCAGATTTGGAAGGAAAGGCGCTCGGTACTGGAACTGCCAAACTCTGTTTGGAGTGACCTCCGTCTCGCTAACTTTCTCAAAGAAACCATCTACAAACGCAGGCGTTGGGGCCACAAAATCAAGATCAGCCTCACCGACGCCCCACACCTGTTGATCGAAACTGAGAGTGACAACAAACAAATCGCCCTCGGTGACCCGAGTCGGAACACTGATCGTGACGTTCGGGTTCTCGGGTGGATTGGGATCTTCTGGGTTGGTGATGGTTCCCTGACCAAACCAGATGTGGTCGTTCGGCTCACCTGCATATCCCTCAGTGCCAGCAGGCCACGGCAGCCACTCGGTTTCACCGAGCTTCTTGTACTCACCTTTGAAGGTGACACCAAGCGTCTGCAGGTTTCCGTTCTTGTCGTAGTACGCAATCCCCTGCGGGAAGAACAGCTCGATCACTGCGCTGTACGCGGTCGGCACCGTATTCGCTGTGCCGACGTCACCGTCTTTGCTGAGACCGATACTCAGCTCCTGAGAGTTGAGCGGATACTGCAGAAGCTGCAGGTTTACTGGCGCGAGTCCCGCCGACGGATTGAGGTTGTCTGCGTATGAAGGCACATTGATGTGGTCGACCTTCGTGGCATTGAAGAATCCGATCTGAGTGTCGCCAGCTCTGACGTTGAAGTACGTCGACTCACCGAGACCCCAATCAATCAGCGTGGTGAAGAGCGTCGAGTCACCAGCTGAGAACACCTCTGGCTGGCTGGCAAGCGCGCCAACCATTTTCACTCTGCCGTATACGACCGGCACGACCTGATACGGGCGCGCCTGATTCGATTGCCCCGTAATGAAATAAGAATCGCCAGACTCAAACCCGCTGCTCGATGGACCGTTCAGACTTGGTGGCGGCACCAGAGCATTTAAAAGAAGGGTGCCTACCGCAGTGGTGACAGCCGCAGCGACAACACCTGCAGTGGTCAACGACGTTGTCGTCACACCTCCGACAGTGGTCGTGACTGTTCCGACTTTTCCAAATGCGCCAGCAATCGGGCCAGCAAAGTAAACTGCCGCAACAGCAATCGCGATGGTCGCGATCAACCGAAAGATTTGCTTGCCGCTGTCACCGCCCGCCGGTCGAACATAGATCGAGATCAGATCGTTCTCGCGTGTCGTGAAGTAGGCCCACTGGTCCCGAGCGAGGTCAGTGCCGTTGACGACGACCATCACATTCTCGAGCAACGCATCAGGCAGCTCGTTGGCACTCAGCAGCTGCGCTACTGTCAGCCCCGGCTGAAGCTGAAACTCTATTGCATCAGGATCTTTGTATCGCTCGACTACGCCCACCGGTACACCTCGAACAGACGTCGTGACCATGCGATTGAACTGAGGCGCTCGAGGCAGCTCTGCGTCCCTTGGAAGGCATGGAGAAAGTCGTCACCGTTTAATTTGATCCCGACGTGCATCGGGTACCCCATGATCCGAAAGACCAGCACGTCGCCATACGCAGGCTCGTCGACCCTCTTCCAGTTCGCCTTGTTCTCTTCGATAGCGTGAGAGACAGACTCTTTGTCGTTGGCTGCGGTGTACGCCCAGAGATAGTCAGGCACGTCGATGCCCAGCTGCTCGCGATACCAGAGCTGGACCAGACCCCAGCAGTCGACGCCCTCGCGGTCGCGACCTCGGCTTTCATATGGGATGCCGACGTAACTCATTGCAGCGCGAAGAACAGACCGGGGAACTCGATCTGCGTATAGGTTGCCTGCAGCGATTTGCGCGCAGCGAAGTTAGCAGCAGCCAAGGTGAACACAACACCGAGCGCGTCGTACTCTGCACCTCTGACTTCCATGAAGTTGATCGACTTCTCAACCACATCAAGATCTCTGCTCGAGACCAACTCGAATTTGATGAGCGGTGGCTCAGTAGTCTGACGAATCAGATCCATCATCTGCTCACCGAGGTTGAAAGTTCTGAGCTGCAGATTCTGTGGTGGCCCACCTGTCTCGGGAGGCAGCGACAACTCAAACGGGAACGGCTCGAATGTGATATTCCTCGAAACGACATTCTCATTGTTGTTGACCAGATACAGCGGAGCGTCGAGCTGCGGTGACTCGATCGTCATCAGAAAGAAGATCGCCTCGTCGGAGTGTTCGTGTCCGACCTGCTGCTCGAACTGCTCGCTCACCAGTTGCTGCCCTGATACATCTGGACGCTGGCCTCAAAATGATTGGCGTCGATCCAGTTGATCTGCGGTGGAGTCGTCCAGAGGAACAACTCATAAAGGCCATACGGCGTTTTGCAGTATGTCGGCTTGGTACCCTGACCCTGATCTCTGTTGAACCAATCGCGGAACGGGATGTACTTGTCAGCAGTCAGCTTCACTGTCGCCTGCACCTGCCGATTGATACCGGTGAACCTGCGACGGGTTCTGACGTTGCCCTTGTCCATCGTGTTGCGCACGACGTTGTCTGCCTGCGACTCAGTCCATGTCGACCAGCAGCCATCAAGCTCGTCTGGTCGAGGTGCGATCTCTCCGTTGTATGCCATTAGTATCCGAGCCTCCGCGCGCCGTAGGTGTTCTGCATTACCTTGTCGAAGTCACCGTTGGCGAACCCCTGACGGACTGTGCTTTTGATAAGTACATCGATCTCGATGCCACCGTTGGAATCACGTCGCTCGGCAACCTGCACATCGTCGTTGCCATAGTTGTTGACGTTGACCGTCACCGGAGACTGAGAGACTGACTTGAGCTGCGGCTGCGCTCTGCCCACAGTCATCATCTGGGTCGACGCCTCGCCCTCTCTGGTGAGCGCCTGATTGCTCTGAGCAAGGCTGGCTGTCAGCCCTTCTTCTCCGAGGTCGACGCTTTGCAGACCAATGCTGCTGAAGATGGGATTCGTGATAGCCGTGAAGAACTGCTCGAAGATCTTGTTCAGAATGATCTTCGCGATTGTCTTCAGAATGTTCTTGGCGAACTCGTCGAAGCGAGCTTCACCAGTTTCCAATGAGTCGATCAAAGTGTTCGTGAAGTCTGCAGAGAACCCGTCGACCGCATCTTTGATTTCCTTCAGCGCATCTTTGTACGGGTCGGGATCTGGGGGAGGTATGTCGACACCCAACTCCAACCTCTCAATCGCAGCCTCGACCTCTGCAATCAACGCTGGATCAGTCAGCTGTTCGAGCGCGGCATACATGATTCCAAGCTGCGCTGCAGTATCGTTAGCGTATGAGTTCAACGTGCCGATGTACGCTTCGACCTTCTTCTGATAAGCAGTGACCGGATCGGTGTCATCAGCGAGCACCTCGCCGAACTCCAGCTTCTCTCTGAGGTCTTCGAGAGCTGCTATCGTCGCTGGATCACTGACCTGCTTCAAAGCCGCATCGACGACACCCAGCTTTTTAGCTAACTCGTTCAACGGATTAACAGATGCGACCAGCTTGTCGACTTCGTTCTGCAGAGCCTGCGCTGCCGCCTGCTCGTTCGCAGCGACGTTGGTACCGTTCCGCTTTTGTTCTCTCTCTATTAGCGCATCGAGTTGCGCCTGCACTTCTTTGCGCAGAGCAATTTCATTCTGCAATTGTTGAGCAGTTGTCGCCGATCCTCTTTGCCTGCCTTCGGCTAGCTTTGCCCGCAGCTGTTCGATGTTGGCATCGATCTCTGCGAGCCTGCGCTCTGCTTCGCCCTTCTCTGAGAAGACGTCGAAAAATGCTAGTGCTGCAGACGTAGCCTCGATGAATCCTTCAGTGATTCCTGTCTTGATCTGCGTCGCGAGTATGTTGAATTTGTCATTGATGACCTCTGACTGTCGTACCAGATCTTCGCTGAGAACTAGACCGAGATCGACAGCCTCCTGACGGAGCTTCGCCATTGCCTCGCCACCGTCGCCGATCAGATTGACCAGCGCGGCACCCTCTGAGTCGAATGCTTTAAACGCAAGCCTCAGTTTTTCCTGCTGCGTCTCTGCCCTGCCGACAGCCTCGGCATATTGCTCCAAAAGCTCGACCGTGGACTTATTCGTACCGTCGGCATTCTTGAAAACGATGCCAAGCTCTTGAGTCGTCTTTAAAAGTTCGCCGGTACCCTTCGCCGCTTCGCCCATTCTCCGAGCGAAACGCTGAATACCCATGTCGAGCTGACGAACATCGACGCCGCTTTGTGAAGCCGCGAATCGCAACTCCTGAAGCTCTTCAGCACTGACCCCGACTTTTTGCGAGACCTTATCGATTGAGTCACCAAATGCGATCGCCTCTTTGGTGAGGTTGGTGACAGCCTGAATACTGAAAGCGCCAGCCAGAGCGCCGAGACTGATACCCAACTTCCCGAGCGTCGCGTTGAGCTTGTCCAGCCCCTTGCTCGAGCGTTTGGTGTTCTTGTCCATCCGCTTGAGCTGGCCGTCCATCCTCTTGACGCCAGCCTCGAACGCCGCAGTCTGAAGCTCGAGCTGGACCGATAACTTCGCGAGATCCTTATCTGCTGTCGCCATTTATTTGACCCTCCCTCTCCGGAACCCGTACTTCGACTGATCTGACTTGCTCTTCGCGTACACCTTGGTCGCCTCGGTATAGAGCGCCTTCGTTGTTCCTTTCACGATGTACTTCGTGATCCGTCTGCGGTGCCGGTTGTATGTCTTCTCGAAGAACGGGTGATATGCCTTGCCTCTCGCGTGATCGACTTCCAGAGTCCGGTAATACCAGAGACCCCTCGTCTCTCCCTTCGCTTTGCGGAGACCGACGAAGACAGACGGGTTCTTCCACTTGCCGTATGACTTCAGCCCGATGCTCTTCTTCAGTTTCGAGGGATTGCTTCTCTTCGGAGCCGCTCGCCACAATTGCTTTCGCAACTCAAGACCAGCCTGTCGGAGTCCGGTCTTCGCCGCCGCCTTCGAGACGGTAGGACCGAACGCCTTCATCTGCTTCGAAAGGAAGTCAGCGCCGACAAGCTTCATTGATGAGCCTGTCTTCACGTCAGCCTCGACACGATTTCCGCTGGCGACATGGCAGTCATGTCACCCTTCTTCTTCCTCTCCTCTTTGTCGCGAGCTTCCGCTTGCTTGTTGAGGTGAGTGATCCAGCCGAAGTATTCGGTGACCGGCATCTGTTTGATTTCCCAGACGCACTTGTGCAACCGCTCCGCCAGATGAAAGAGGTTCTCTTCAACTGGCGTCATCATCACTGCCCATACCGCAGACATCGAGCGCGTGTGGCGCAAAGTCATTCAGCTTCGAGATGCCGATCTGATTACCGACCGGCTCCCCGTTCAGGAACACTGTCAGCTTCAGGATGTCGACTTGCGCTTCGAAGCGTTTGTCGTCGTCCTGTAACTTCCCGAGAACAGGGAGCATCGACTCAACTGTCGGCTCCCTGAACTCGTACTCCGTGTCCTCGATGATTACCTTCTTTGTCTTTAACATGAGTACCCTCCGTCTCGGGTATGTGGTTGATGATTAGGCGCAAGGTCCGAATGCGTGGCGTGTTGCACTGCCCTTCACGAACTCGATCGAATATTGCACAGCGCCGTCGATAGGAAGTTCCCAGCTCATGCCAAGAGCAGTGACCGGCATGATGAGATAGCCGCCAGCTTCGCCAAGGTCGATCCGGAGATAACGCTGGTCCTTGAATTGGTATGCTTCGTACAGCGCGATGTAATCCTCGTCACAGGTATCTACATAACCGACGAGTGTTGCTGTCCCGCTGTCCACCACGGAACTCGCAATCGTGGCCGTCGGATCACAGAACGTCGGCACCCCGGTCGTTCCCGGTGTGTTCGAGTTATCAGTGAACTCAGACGGACAGAGCTTGGTCATTGCGTCCGCTTTGTAGTGCGCGAAGTTTCCTGCCTTGGAAGCTACGGTCTCTCTGGTGCTGTCACAGCCGAGAAGCTTGAAGCCAGAGTTCGACCAGTCGTCCACGATCTGAACATTGTCGACCGAACCCCAATTGGTGTTAGAGCAGACAACGATGTCGCCGTCGGCTCCGCCTGATGTTGTTGCCGTGATCGACGTCGGCTTCCCTTGAGCTGGTGCCGCCCCCATTGTCCCGGTCGTTGGTGTCCCGGTCGTCAGCCAGAAGGTGACGGTATCTGTTGAATGTGCTGTCATGATTGTCTCTCCGAGAAGGTGTATTCAATGATGTATTCGATTTGATAACCGGAGTTCACGTTGCCGCTTGAAAACTCTTGGACGCCACTCGCTCCGGTAATCGTCAACTGACCAGTCGCATCGCGAAAGCTCAGAAGTGTTTTGATATCCAGCTCGACAATCGCGAGAAGTGTGCCGTCACCCACACCCGCCATTCCGTTGAATATGAGGGACACTTCCCCCTCTTCTTCCCACGACCCTTCGCAAAAGGTTTTCTTCTCACGAAGCGTCACATCGAACGAAGCCGTGACCCATGTCTCTTCGGATGGGTTCTGCTCGAGATTGATCGTGTCGTAGTACGGCGTCTGAATCTGCGCGTCCTGAAGCCACGATCGAAATGTAGTTCTGACATATTGCGAACTCATCTCACTTCCCTTTGATCACACAGCGCCACCCAACGAGCAGATCGTTGAGGTACACCGGGAATACTTCGTTGATCGTGTACCGCTCTGATGCAACGAGAACTCGATCCATTTTCTTCACGACCGGAACATCACGCTCACGAACGGTCACGACTTTCACGCCGACCCCATACGCCGCGATCAGCTCTTCACTGTTGCTTGTCTTGAAGCCGACAATGCAACTGACCGAGTCGCCGGACATACTCTCGACAACAGCCGGGACACCCAGCGTCTCGATCGTTGCCTCGTACTTCGCCCGGATGTCAGATCGATTGTTCAGCATTCCCACAACCTGTAGAGATTGAGAACGATTTGATCTTGCTGAGAGATCGGACCGAAGTTCGTACCGAGTCCGATGTCAGTCGACCAGCTCGTGCCAGCGTTGTATGAAATGGTTCCGACGTCGGGGATTGTGATCCGCGATACCTTGTCCGCCGTCTCGCCCCCGGTGCTGATCTGCCACTGGTTCTTGATTGCGTTCATCAGGACTTGCAGGAGATCCGCAGGCCACTCGTCCGCCTTATAGCCGCCGGAGTATTGGAGCTGATGGAAGTTCTTGTGCTGGTAATTAGGGAACCAGATCACGCCGCGCTCGTTGTCGACGAGGTACTCGTTCTTCACGCTGTCGATGTACACCGACCCGCTCACCGGCCAGAGATGCAACTGCCATCCGTTACCCTTCTGCGGCAACTTCAGCTCTTGATGATTGTCACGCCACTCGAAGAGACGGTTGCAGTACCGCTCGACGAAAGCCATCGTCACCTTCATCGCCGCAATGATCTGGTCGTCGTAATCGGGGACGTTGATCTCGAGCCAGTCCTTGATTGAATCCAGATCCCACCCGGGACCACCCTCGATATACGTGCAGTCTGCTGCGCGCCACACACCGGGGACGCCAGCTTCGTTTGGCATTTGGAAATACTTCCACTGCCGCCCGTACTCCTGATGAATATCCCCGTCCTGCGGTGCCTCAGTACCGTTCGACCCGTCGGGGAAATGAATGATTCGCTGCGAAGTCATTTTGCCAGCCCCTCCTTGCTTTCAAACTTCTCAATCAGAAGACCCAACGCATTGGTCAGTGCGCCCTTGATGCCTTCGACAGTTGTCTCATCTGAGATTGCGGATTGAAGTGTGGTGAACGCATCGACCATCGTGGCGGGTGAAACGGACATTGGGTTGCCGTCCATATCGGTGAACTGACGCGCTCGGATGATGCCTTCTTTGTCGATCTCGACAGTGCGGCCCAGCGTCTCATGGCCGACGGTCAGTGCATACTGAATAGACTTTTCATCTGCGCTATAGGGCAATTCATCAGGTCGTTCTACATCGGCTCCAACAATGCTGATGCCGCCAAACACGTAATTCTCAACACTATAGATCTGCCCCAGCGTGTTTAGGCCCGGAGAAACGATTTCAGACTTTGCAATGCCCGGATCGTGAGAGGTTTCTAAATAAATAGAGCGGCCACGAAAATTTGATAACCCCGGTTCGCCGAACGAGTTTGCTTTGACTGTACCAACACTGATCGTGCTTTCTTTCCATGATGGGTTCTGGTCAGTTAACTGAATGAAATAAGCGTCTTTATACAGATCGGGGTAGTAATCCCAAAACATGCCGGTATTACCGTTATTGTGCTCGAAGTTCTCCTCAAACTTCCAAAGCGAATCACCGCCGCCGCCACCACCACCGATAGGATTGCCGTCCATGTCGGTGAAAGCGCGAGCGCGGATCGTGCCTTCTTTGTCGATCTCGACAGTGCGGCCCAGCGTTTCATGCGTGACCGAAAGGGCGTACTGAACTGATCGGGCCTTAGCTTTTGCCTCTGCTAATTCTTCATCCGATACATCAAACGGCAATTCCTCTGGGCGCTCTTCGTCAAGCGCAGTGATATTGATGCCGCCTAAAACAGTTTGCTCAGTGCAGAAATTCCAACCCGCAACTACCGTTCCATCAACTAATCTGGAAATCAATCCTGCATGAGAATCTATTGCCTTCCCAGTGGCCCTAAAATCTTTTGCTTGCAAGCTTCTAGCGTAAAGCCAATCCGCGCCGACTTTTGTGGTTACCCATACGTCCGGCTCAAAAAGGTTCTGGAGCCAGTCGTAATACTCGTAGCGTTCAGTGAACGTGGCAGGGAGGTAATCACCCCCACCGCCACCACCGCCAATCGGATTGCCGTCCATGTCGGTAAAGGCGCGAGCGCGGATCGTGCCTTCTTTGTCGATCTCGACAGTGCGCCCCAGCGTTTCATGAGAAACTGTCAGCGCATACTGAATAGACTTTTCATCTGCGCCATAGGGCAATTCATCAGGTCGTTCTTGATCAGCAGCAAGGATATTAATACCGCCGAAAACAGTATTCTCGACACTAAATACCCGTCTCAGATAGCTATCGTATGGATTAACGATTTCAGACTTTGCATTCCCCGGATCTTTACCAGAATCTAAAATCAGACTGTTGCCATAAAAGACTGAATACGACATCTCGCCGAAGGTCTGGCCCTTGATGTTACCAACACTGATCGTGTCGCTTCGCCATGAGGCATTGCCAGATTCAGACAAGACATAAGCGTCTTTGAACAGATCGGGGTAATACCTGTCCTCATGCATATCACCGGATTCAAAACTCTCTTCAAACCTCCAGAGCGAATCACCGCCGCCGCCACCACCACCGATAGGATTGCCGTCCATGTCGGTAAACTGATTGGCGCGGATGATGCCTTCTTTGTCGATCTCGACAGTGCGGCCCAGCGTTTCATGCTCAACAACAAAAGCACTCTGGATAGCTTTTGCCTTTGCATTATGCTCTGCAGAGAATGGAGCCTCTTCGTCAGTACTTGTAACAACAATGCCGCCTAAACATAGCTGCTCAACAGACGTAACAATAGGCAGGTATGACATTGCTGAAGAAACAAACATTCTGGACTCACATTCTTCCCCGAAGTACCCGAAACCCCCAGTGAAATTCGTGGCCCGCACGACTGTTCCTGACCTCTGTTGACTAGCGTCAACAGTCCAACTGATATGAAACTTCTCATTGTTTTTCAGCGTTACCTGATGAGATGTTCCTCCAAACTCATCCGGAGTCTCTGTCTCAATCCAAGAAGATTCACCGCCGCCAATGATGCTGTTGCCATCTGCGTCTCGGAAGTCAGCAGCTTGCACATAAGAAAAGTCAGTCAGCCAAGGCAGATTGCCTTCACGGTCTGAGACACCCCTGATCTCTGATTGACCATGCAATTCCATGTCGCCGTCACGACCAATAGAGACAGTGCCTTTGTTTCCTGCCGCGTAAAGGAAGGAGCCTCCGGGTGAGTCAGGATCCATGTTGGTTCCGCTGTAACCGAGACTGCCGTTGAACGGAAAGTTAGGATCAGACGAGTGATCCCAGACCAATCTGAACGTGCCTTCAACCACGTCGTTTTGCTGATCGCTTTTCACTACGTTGGACAGATCGACTTCATCGCCAGATAGTGCGACCACTTCACCACCAACGGTGAGCGTGTATGCCGTACCCGTTGTGGTATCGATCAGGATCTCACCGACAGAGGCAAAATCCTCCGCTGCTGGTATCCCATTGCCTCGCCTGTGAAGAATAGTAGTCACGTTCTAAATCCTCAGACTGCCGCGTAAGTGCCGCCGTCGATCACCCCATCTTTTGCGAGATAGGTGTCTGACAGGTAATCCATCAAATCAGTCTGGGCAGTGACATCTCCACCGATCATTCCCCACTCAGTCGCATCGGTGTGAAAGTCCATAAGAATCCAACCATGCTGACCGTCTGACAAAAGCCAATCGCCGGGGTAGGCCATATCCCCGTTTGACTTGTGACTGTCGCTTGTCCCGGGATTTGCTTCGATTCCCTCAAGCTCGCCGCCCACAGTCACGATGACGTATATGCCTTTGGTCTTATCATCGATCGGCAGGTTTTGACCTTCTACCAATCCAGCCTCTGCCCCTTCTGGTGTGGGGTTACCAACAACCATGTTGTTTTTGGCGTCGTACTTGCCGCCAAGTACCAGACCTGTTTGAGCATCGCCAAGCGCGGACCAAAGCGCGGCGATCTCTGAAGCGTTTGCTTCGTGCTGAGTCGTGTTCGCAGCGATCAGATGGACAAGGCCATTCGGCGAGTCATTGATCTGACTGTTCAGCGAGTTAATGTTTCCAGTGTTGGCAGAGATCGCTGATGCGTTATCAGAGATCGCTTCTGCGTTGACGCCAATGGCTGCTGCGTTGACCGCGATGTCTGCAATGGCGTCTGCCAAATCTGACTGAACCTGTCCCACCGTGGCCTGCAGCGCCGCGATGTCTCCCGCGTTCTTTACGACTGCCTCTTCGAGAGTGCTGAGATCGACGTACCCGTCACCACCAACGATCAGCTCTGGCGGCACACCGATGATGTCGCCCCACTGAACTTCGGTGATGCCAAGCGCTATGATGTCGGACCCGTCTGTTGACGTATAGATTGCGCTGTTCTGCAGATCGATACCGATCTCACCTTTCGCCAGCTCGGTGTTAGCTGGCTGACCGTATCCGTACTTACTAACAATGGTTGTCATTTTGCTGCTCCATAAATGCCGCCGACGATAGTGTCTTCCAGTACAGCGAGGCGTGAGTGAAATGAATTGTTTGCGTCTTCTTGAGTCGTCTCGCCCTCACGGGTCTGAGGGTTGGTGAGTGCAACGTCAGCAGTAGTGACCTCCGCTGCACCGCCACCAGAACAGGAAACCCAAACGCCGGTCTCCGAAAAAACATACAACTCCCCTGTCTGAAAGTTGTCGAAGTGAAGATCTCCGGGTGACGGATTCGGAGGAAAGGGACTTCCAATCGTGGCGCTCATTCCGTCTGCTCCAAACAGCTATCAAACTCAATGAAGTAGTTGCCGCTAAGTGTCACATCAACGTCAAAGCCGTATTCCTCTAGCTCAAAAAACCACAGCGCATCAACAGGATCGTCGCCGCTTCCCGCCTCGCGCTTTTCAGCGCCCATTACAAACTTAGACAGCAGATACTTTCCGTCCTTATCCATGAGATGTATTTGCCCTTTGCCTCTCAAGGCATAACTCATCCACTCGCAATGATCCCAGCCTTGAATAATGTGGAACGTAAGGAACCTTGCGCCTTTAACCTTAGAGGTGACCTGTTTGTTCTCATCCAGCATATTGAAACAGCCTTCAGACAGTCGGCCTTCACTCCACACTTGAAATCCCACCATGAGTTTTGCACTCATTGGCGAGCTAGATTGGGGAGCCTTGTCAAGCTCTGCCGCAACGTAACGTCTCATCATCTCGCGGTTGATAAGACCCGCCGCATGAGTAGAGTCTGGATCGCCGTTGTACTGAATCATCGGCGTATTGACAGGCTCAAGCGTATTAACCTTGAGCGTTGCAGACCCTGCCATCTCGCCGCCAGCCAATCGAAGATAGCGAGCATCCAGATCATCTAGTTGATATCCTGCTCGTTGACCTGAAAGAAACGTATCTCGCACTTCTCACCGATCAGGATGTTCTGACCCTTATCCTTCAACGCGACCTCGACGTTGACGATGCCCGTTCCCTCTGGCGCTTTAGTCACTACAAAGAGCGCATACGAACCCGGCTCATCAAAATCAACGATCTCAACGTAGTCGCCGACTTCAACATCGCCGAAGCCGTGAGTGATTCCCTTCAAGTCTTCTTGGTTCAACGTGATGATGTTGTCGTTCGCTGACAGGTCATCAGAGATCAGCGCAAACTCACCAGCGTTGCGCGGGATGTTATCGCCAGAGAAACCGACATACGTCCACTGACCGTGTTCGCGTTGCACCAGTAGCGTCTCAAGCGCCAGAGCAACTTGATCGATCTCTGACTGCAACTGCCGGTCACCAGACTCTGAGGCATCTTTGTTCTCAGTGATCTGCGCCTGCAAATCATCGTCAACCGCTTTCAGCTCTTTTTCGAGACTTTCATTGTCACCCTCAGACCACGCGTAACAACGCAGAATCTGATCCTCCAGCTTCAGATGGGCGACAGTGTTTAAATCGGACTCTTGGTCTATCTTGCTGTCGAGGACTTCATCGCGCATTTGGCTAGTGCGATCAACCTCATTGATCAATGCCAGTGTTGCGTCATCAGCCTCACCACCACCAGAGGCAAGCCACTTCTCACCATCGAAGGTGTACTCAACGCCTGTCTCTTCGTTGGTGAACTTGTCGCCGTCTTTCCACGGTTTATTTGGTAGGCTCATTAAAAGACACCCCCGATGGTGATGTAGTAAGGCCCAGACCCATTAGCGAAGTTGCCTCCATTCAGGGCAGTCTTGCTGGAGACATAGCAAAGAGCGTGATCAGGATGGAAATCGATCCTGCTGATAGTGCCTGTCACCTTCATCTTCCATCCACCATCTGCTACCTCCCAGATAGTGAAGGGTTGATGATGGGTGTACCTCACATCTTCACGCGGCGTGTTAGTTCCCCAAGCGATGCCATCCCCATCTGTGGTGGCAAGCTCTAGGTGCTGATTACCCGTGCTTTCCTTTACCCACCACTGGAAATACCCATTCGGCAAGTTAACGATGCTGCACATGAACTTGAGGCCGGGTGGTCTGGATGGGACGCCGTCAGACTTGGAATCCACATATCCTTTGGTAGCCGCGTGATGTGACTCGGTTGGCTCCTTTAAGTTATAAACGCCAAGCCGACCACCAACGCTATGTATTAGTGTTTTGTTCTTACCTTCTGAGTTGTGCTGCCTAACCTTCCAATCAGTTTCGTCAGGAAGCTGGTTGGCGCCTTCGGTTTTCACGGTGACACGCTCAAAGTAATCGTTGAGGGTCAGAGTGTCTTGACGCAGGACTTCATCTTGCTGGTCAACGTAGGCGATAGTCGCTACGCCAGCAGGATCATACTGCGACAACATGACGAACCCGTATGGGCCGACGAACATCTCGCTGAGATCGCCGTTGATCTTGGTGACACTGAAGAAGCCATCCGACGCACTCGTAACTCGCAACTCGGCCATGCCGGTCATTCCATGCGCTAGACGGATAACATCGCCAACCCCGACCCGGTCAATAGCGACAGGCGAGCCGTCAGCGTCGACATTGCTGATCTGAATGTGCGCCGCTTCTTCGATCTGGTAGACCATCTGCATGACCATCGTCGAGAAGGTTGAATTCGCCATGCCTCGGGGTCTGATTGCTTTGAGTGAAGTTGATCGTATGTTCACCGACCGCACCCTCGATCTGCTTCACCTTATTCTCAAGAGTGACTAGATCGCTTTTGATTTCTTGCTGTACGCCTTCGCCAACTTTGACCCGGCCCTCAATCGCACTCTGCTCGCCTAATGCGTGAACGATCTCAGCTGGCGATGGTCTCTTGCCTAGACTCCCCGGTCTCAAGTCGCTCAAGTATCTGCGCCTGTACAATCTCGCCTTCCTCAATCCGAGCGCCCAATGGGGAGCAAGGGAACCAGCCATCATTCGCATACACGAACAGCTCGAGCCTGCCAGTGTCGTACCAGCCTTGACCCTCCTCGGGGATCGGCGGGAGGTGTGTCAGAGACAATCGTTCCGGGCGGGATCTCGATATCGCCAGCCTCGATGTCAACGATCCGCTCATACAGGAACTCATTCACGTCGCGCTGGTTCTTGATGTTCTCAAGCTCTTTCGGCGTCGCGGCGAACTGGCCGTTCTTCGCATTGCGGAACGGATTCGGATTGACTGCGACCGCATCAGTAGGTCAGCTCGAACTTCACGTTCTTGCCGCCTTGAACTCCGACGCCAGTGATTCCCTCACCAGACGTCGATGCGAACTGGCTGAACTTGGTGCCGCCCTGACCGCCCTCTTTGACCAACACGTCGAGAGGTGTGACGCCGCTGCCGCCGCCAGAGTCATTACCAGCAGTTCCGACACCGTGGCTCGGCAGTCCGGTTATGGCCTGCCAATACTCAGACGAGTCCACAGTCGACGTCGGATAGTTGTGAGGAACAATCCCGGTATTCGCTCTGCGACAGATCAGACCCTCGGTACCGTACCGAACCCAATCGCCGACCTGATAGCTGACGTCCATACGCCAAATGCCGCGATAGAAACTGATCGGCGTGGCATCCTCTGCGTCGAGGTGTGAGCTGAGACTATTCCAGAGCTTCCGAACGTATTCGTCAGCTTCTTCGATTATCGACTTCTTCTCAGTCGCAGCTGCCTCTTTGGTGACGAGCGCTGCGGTTTGCAGGAACGGGTCCAGAGATACGCTGTGATCCTTGACCGTTCCGTCAGCATTCTTGAATACGGCGACGAGATTGGCACCTCGCAGCTCGAGAGCTTCGATCAGAGAACCATCAGCGCCGTCCTGACCGTCCTGACCGTCGACTCCGTCTTTGCCGTCACGACCAGTGGCTCCAGCCTTACCCTTCTTGCCCTCGGGTCCGCGCCCAGCGATCAGGGTCGACTTGCCGCTGCTGTGCAGGAAAAGACCGAAATCTTTGACGAACAGGTCGCCGTCCCGATACTCAGCCTCTTTCGAGAACGGACCGGTCAGTCTGAACCCGGAACTGCCTACTCGTTCCCAGCTCTCGGGGGCATCTGGACTTTCAGCAGTGTCTTTCTTCGCGCGAAAGAACTGACCGAAGTGATGCTGCACTTCCACGCCTTCGCGATAAACCTCATCAGCGGACCAGAACGGAACGTCGATACCAGTGCCGGTATCTCCCGTGTCTCCCTTCTCACCCTGTACCCCTTGCTCGCCCTGCGCTCCCTCAATACTTTCGCCGGGATCACCTTTCTCGCCGCGCTCGCCTTGGGGTCCGACGATCGACTCTCCGTCATCTCCCTTCTCTCCTTTCTCCCCCTGCGGTCCGACAATTGATTCGCCTTGTGGACCCTGCTCTCCCTGCGGACCGACAATGGCTTCGCCGGGGTCGCCCTTCTCTCCGCGCTCACCCTGTTCGCCATGCTTGCCGTCGCGACCATGCTGGACCTCCGGCAGCGCAGCAACATCTGCAGCCAGCTCGTCAATGCGATCGTGAGCGATGCCTACGTGTTCACGTATCTCCGAGCCAATGTGACTCGCAAGTTCTTTGAGTGTTTTGTTATCCATTCATCCACTTCCGAAAATCTTCGAGATCAACAACCGATCGCTCTACATCTTCAGCTGGTGCAGCCACCGGCTCTTCTGCGACAGGATTGAATCCGAGCGGAACCATCTGCTGCTGGACGATCGGGACATCCCCGTTCTCCACACCATGCAGACCCTCGCGCGCTCGCGCCTCGTTTGGAGTGAACAGACCGCCCTGTACCGCCTTCGTCAGACCGTCGATCCTTGTCAGGAAATCCGTTCGCAAAAGACCAGCAACATCGAAGTCGATTTTCTCGTTCGTTGGCAGGTCAAAGATCTTGGACAAACTCTGCTCGATGTTCTCGAGCAAACTGCCAAGGGAAATGGAAAGCCAGAGACTGACGAGAGTCTCGGCGTTGGAAAGTGTTGAGTTCGACAGATCACCAATTACCGGCAGCGGCGTACCGTAAACGGATGCGATCTCCTGTATCGACATCCGCTGCGCCTCGATCAGCTGCGCATCTTGCGAAGTGATTCCCATGCTTTCGAATTTAAGACCGCCAGCCAAAATCGGAACGTGACCCTGCGCCATGCGCTGCGACTGCTGCGCCCATGCCTCACGCAGAGACTCAAGCTGATCCTTGTTCAACATCTGCTCTGACATGAGCGCCCCTGATGGTCTCGACATCTGGGCAAAGAACGCAGCCTGACTGCGGCTGAGTGCGACGTTCACACCAGCTGCCAGAGCTGCAGCCTTGATCGGCGACTCACCAATCAGGACGTGACGCGGTGTCAGCAGCCGCAGATGAAGAACCTCGCGAGCAGGAACCATGTACACCATCTCAGAAGGGATGAATGGGTTCGAGCCTACGGAATAAAAAAGCTCTCCGTCTTGCACATACGGCGAGCAGGACCGCGAGTCCATGCGGTCAAAACGCAAAGGTCGACCAACGTCGTCCCGAGTTACCAGCACAAATGCTTCGCCGTCGAAAAGCATCTGCGCAGTCGCGTTCAATATGAACTGGGCGAAGGTCTCATACGGATTGGGAGAACGCAGCACTGCAGCTGCAGCCGAGTTCTCGACGATCTCCGTCTTGCCTTCAGAGTCTTTGCGCTTGTGCTTCGGTGGGCATTGACTCACCGCGCGCGCATTAGCCATCACCGACGCATACGCAGCCGGTATCTTCTTAGCGTCGAAGCCGCTGGGCATCTCGAGGTTGCGCTGGTAGCCGTCTTCCCACGGCCCGAACTGATACCAGCCACCTTGCTCGCCCTGCCCGGAGAACGGACCTCGGTTCGAGCCTTCAGCTCCCCAGAGGGATTTGACCTTAGTCAGCAGCGACATCGATGTCACTCTCGTCGATCATCGTTGTCTGCTGCGGCTCGATGGCCTTGTTCTCTTCTGACTCAGCTTTCTTCTTCTTAGCCTTTGGCTTCTTGCGAGGCGCAGGTGCGTCAGTCACCTTCGTCAACTTATTCCCGCCGATTGCAGGATTCTCGACGAGACCCTCTTTCATGAGCTTCTCGGCAAGCGTTTTCTCAACGTCAAACAGACCTCGACGATTCTTCAATTCTTCAAGTTTCCACGGTGCCCAAACGTACATTCGACAGCTCCCTTTTGTTGCGCAATTGCAAGCCATAAAAATCGGGGCGCTTTACCAGCCGCCCCGTGGAGTGATTCAGACTGCGACGTTGTTGACGAGAACAACTGCGCCATCGCGCATCTGGTCCCACGTCAAATGCCATATAGTGCGTATGGCCTGAGAATCCGTCTGCCAAAGTGATCTGACAGGAGCCGCAACAGTGTTGGGATCGGTATTCTCTCCTGCAGCGGACAGCGGAGCTGCTGGCGAAGCCATGTGCAGCGTTGCCTGATCGCTCGCAGAGAAGCGAGGTCCGTCGTAAGCAAACACGATCTCTGCGCAATCGATCAAGAAAATCAGATCAGCAGGGACAGTGGTGCTGGTGACGACAGGGATGCCGACCAGAGTGCCAGATGCCATCTCAGGGAAGGCACTTGCGCCAACTGCGTTGGTCATCATCTGCAGAGACCATGCGACAGACGGGTGCATGATCCAAACCGGACGAGCGCCCAGATGGTTCACAGACATCGCAACGATGGCTTCTTTGATGACAGCCATTGCACCGTCGACAGTAGTCATGCCAGAACCATCGATCGGAGTGCCTGCGAGGTTCTGCATACCGGGAGGCTGGATCTCGCTGCCTGCAAGGTTAGACAGGAACGCAGTGTCGAGCTTGATCGCGGTGTCACGCAGAATCATGTTGCGTACAACCTCAACGATGCTCGGAGTGGATCGCTCCAGCAGCTCCTGCGTGTACGCTCCGATGACAGCCATCTTCTGCTGACGCAGAGTCTTGCTCATCAAAGCACCGTTCTTCACGGGGATCGCATCGCCTTCACCGATGAAGTCAGCGTCCATCTGCGGATCAGCTGCTCTGCCGGGGATCTTGATGGTGTTGGCACCGCCGAAGGTGATTCGCTCGAGCGGCAGTCGAGGTACGACTGACTCAGGAGACAGGAGATCGAGATAATTTCCTGTTGCCTCGCGTGTCAGCTCCGCAGCCCAACCATCAGTAAACGTAGTCGCTAGAGGCGGGGTGTCGCTGTACTGGTCGCCCAGAGCCTTCGTGCAGGAACGTGCAACTGCCTTGATGCCTTCGTGATCACCAAAGCGACGCTCAAGTGCAACCTCGAAAGGAATCTTCTTGCTGTGCGCTTCCATCGTAGCGATAGCGTTAACAACGAAGTAGTCGAACGGCTGCTTGATTACACCGTGATCTTTCGTGGACTTCACGACAGCAGGAGCTGAACCCTGTACGGCGATGGCTGGCTTCTCAGCTGCCTGCACCGCGAGAGCCTTCTCTGCGCGTCGGTATGCTTCCAACTCCTTGACCTGCAGGTCGACGTTGTTGGTTGCTTCTTCGAGTGCCTCGAGCAGCTCTGGCTCGGGAGACTCTTCGTATTGCTTGCTGACTTCCAGCAGGGAATCGCGACGCTCTTCGAGAGCTGTTTCAGCCGCGACGATCTTGTCTGAAATAGACATAGTGGACCTCACTTGTTCAGTGTTGAGTTAATGGTTTCGATTGCAGCGGCTGCTGCCTTCATGACGTCCTCTCGTCGCATCTCGGCTTCGAGCAACTGCTCTTCGAGATCGATTGCGGGATCGTCGTACTGCTTGACTGACGAGACGCCAGCACCAGCATTCGCGGGGACAGTGACGAGACTCAGCTCGAGCCACTCCCATGACTTGAATCGCCTGCCTGATTTGATCGGCTCGACGTCATCGGCGCGGAAGCCGATGGAAAGACCTCGCAGCAGACCGGCCTTCACCTGTCGCCACGTTCGCTCGACGTAAGGCAGACCACTGCCCTTCGCGAGACTTGCTTCGATTTCGATTCCCTTGTCGGTGACGTTGGCCTCGGTCACCATTCCGACCGGCTGCGCATGGTCGTGTTGAGAGAGCAGCGGAACAGGCAGAGCAAATCGACCGCCTTTCGGCTCGACAATGTCTCCCTCTCGGTCCGTCTCCGGGGTAGACGCAATACCCCGGATGATTCGCTCTTCCTCGTCGTAAGACTTGATCTCAAAAGTTGAATAGCTTTTTTCAGGCATCTCTCTTCGATCTCCTGTAGTAGCGCTGATCCCTTGCGGGAAGTTGTTGGAAATGGTTCGCCAGCTGCCCTCGATCACTTCAGAGGTGTCGAACTGCGGGAAAATTGCAGTGCGTCTCGACGTCGTCTTCTTCGCGATAGCGAACGACGTCAGTTTTGAAGTCGTGGTCTCGGCACCACTCGGCACCCTCGTCCTCACTCATAACCGTGAGGTCGATCCAGATGGCTTGGATAGTGCTGCTCATTGAGCAGACTCAGGACTAGCGGGAAGTCGGTTGTCGGTTCCGTTTGTCACGCGCACAAGCTGCCCTCGAACTACTCGAGTTGCGGCTCGGATCGCGACCTTTCTCAGCCCTACCGGACACCGATGATCTGACCCACTTTGGCTTGCGTTCTCGACTACTCAAAACCGGTACCAAAATGAGGCATTGGTTCTGACCATTCTTGTTCTACGTGGAACAAAAAGCCAGTGTTTTCGCGAGGTACAGGCTGGTACCAAAAGGTGTAAGCAAACGGTTTACAGTAGCGGGGAATATGCGTATCTTTAACTCATCGGCGCAACGCAGCGCCATATTCGACAGGAGAAGTAAGCATGATCTACGACAACGAAACTCACTCGATTGACCACGACGCTATCATCGAAGGCGCAGTCAAAATCATGAACAGCTGGACTGACATCGACAAAGAAGAAATGCGCATCCGGTACAGCGAATACTGCAACGCGATGGGTCCAGACGCGACCGAATCCTTCAACGCCTTCGCTCTGCGAATCGCGACTCAGAACTTCCTCTTCCAAACCGTAGCGGCTCACTGAGCCGCTCCACCCTCGACAGGAGAAAAAACATGATTCACCAATACGCAGACCAATGGGCTTACACCGTAGTCCATCATTCCGCAGAGCATGACTGCTGGTATGTCACTGCCTACGACGGCGAAGGCAATCAGGTCGGTGACTCAGACACCGAGTATCGCAAGGTCGACGCTATCGACACTGCGCGAGCCTACCTCCACAGCGACCGCTGCGACGCGGTCCACATCTACACCAAAGCCGGTGGTCACAGTCAGACATTCGGAGGTGCGAAGTAATGAAAGTCAAAATTGAAATGACCGTCGAGGTGGATCGCAAAGCGATCCTTTCGGTGATCCCCGAGTGGGACGAAGAAACTCCGAGCGAGTTCGTCAAGAGCTTCATCATGTCTTCGGTCAATGCGCTCGACGAACAGATTCAAAACGAGACGGGTGAGTACCATCAGACCGAAGTTCTGAAAGCGAATCACCCGAGCTGGGGAGGTGCGAAGTAATGGCACGATTTAGATTCTCAGGAACCATTCGTCGCGTGACCGTCGAGTACATCGACATCGAAGAAGGAATCATCGACGTCACGAAGAAGTCGGTCTGCCAAGAGTTCGATCTGCCCAACGTCGTCGACGGCGACTCGACTCACTGGATCGACGAGGCAGAGCGAGCGGTCGACTACGGCGTACCGTTCAAGATAGTCGACGCCAACGGAGCTGAGTGGGAAACCATCAAGGTCACCAACGAAGCGAAAGACATTGCCGAAATGGAGTACGACTCATGACCGACTTCCGCGAGCTGTCGCTGAAGCGCAAGGTCAACGAGGTTCTCTGCGTCCGCTGCGGATCAATCTTCAAGGCCCGGGACACCCGGGCCAAATACTGCTCGGATGTTTGCCGCGTCATGGCCTACAAACACCGAAAACGTCAGGCGACCCAATACGACAAGTCGTCAGCGAGTCCCTCTTCTTCGTAGAGGCAGGGATACACCCCCATGATGAGCGCGATCACCGCGTCCACCTTCGGCCCGTGAACAGCGGGCTTTTTTATTTTCCGATTCGATGCAGGGTCGGAAACCACAACCGCAGCAGCCAGACCCATATTCATCACCGGATGATTGTCGAGAAGCAGCTTCCGCTGCAGTAACGCAGTCTCGAGCGTCTGTATTCGCGGACTGATCGACTTGAATCCCTGACGGACCTCCTGCCAGTTCGCATACGTACAGAAGCCGACTCGCTCCGCAGCGTGACGGAAGTTCTGGATATTCCAATCGTCGAACTGGACCGTCGTGATAACGATGTCCTGCTCTTCGAATACCAGCATCAGGTACTCGCAAATGGTCTGATAATCCAGCGTATCGCCGGGGACCGCATAGATCACCTCTCGATCTGCCCACTCGACCAAAGGAATCTTGTTCTGGCTTGATCGCTCTTCGATGCCGCCGAGCGGAGTGAACGCGAACGTCTTAACGTGAACGAACTCTCCGTCGGTGCAGCACAGCACCGCAGCGGTCAAATCTTGAATCCTCGAGAGGTCGAGCGCCAGATGTACAGGATTCTCACGGAAAGCCTGCCAATCTGACGAGCCGTTGTTCTCTCCTACGATCTGAGGCGCGAACGCCAGACCCTCGAGCGCGACCCTCTGGTTGAGCAGCAGGTTCTTCGCCTCATGCTCGAACGATGGCAACCGGGACGCTTGCAGCATCTGCTCTCTCAGATCGGACTCAGACCGGAACAATCCGAGCGCAGGGTTCGCTTTTCGCCACTGTTCCTCGTCCAGAAGCTCGGCATCCTTGTCAGCAGCGTACAAATGGACAACCGTCTTCGGATCTTTGCTCACGACCGCATCGTCGATCAGCTGGCTGAACGGGTCGGCGTCCGACGGTGCCTGCGTCGAGATGAACAGCTGCAGCGGATTCTCATACGCTCCCTGCGAAGTCATCATCGCAGATAGGAAATCAGCACCTCGACCGGACGCTTTGACCTGACCCGTCTCGTCGAACACCACCAGTGACGGCGACGCGCCCATCGCTGTCGACGAGTCTGCTGCGAGCGCGCGGTACTCGGTGTTCATGTACAACCCTTCGATCTTCTTGCCTGACGGCGTCACCCGGGTGATCTGCTGCAGGGTGTCATTCATGGCGATCATGTTGCTCGCATGACGGAAAACGATCGATGCCTGATCCCGGGACAGCGCGCACGACGCGATCTGAGCATTCTGCTTTGCCTGCGGACCACAGATGTGCGCGAGCAAGATCGCAGAGACTAACGCGCTCTTCCCGTTCTTCCGGGCCATCGACAGGATCGCTCTCCGCGTGATGTGTTCGTTGTCGTACACCGAGAGGATGAACTCCCGTTGGAAGGGTGCCAGCTGCATATTCTGCCCAACGAGGTTGCCTTCTGGCACGATGCAGAAGGTCTCGATGAACTCGATGACCTTTTCGCCGTCGGTCACTGCGGTCTCGCAATCAGAGAGAGAGCTGCGTCATCACCCGACACTTCGGGCGTCGGCGACTTCTTGTTGATCGTTCGCGGATCACCCCGCTGCTCCATGATTCGCATCTTTGTGAGCAGCGTCATCGCCTGCCCATGCAGGATGTTCTGAGCTTTCAGCAGAGAATCGAACTCGCGCACTCGAGTCCCGTCAAAAAGATCCTGCTCATGCGCGTCGATCATTTTGTCGTACTCGCGCATCTTGATCTCGACCCGGACCAGCCTCGCCAGCCAGACCAGATCGAAGACTTCCCAATCGTCACGAATGGTCACCATCTGATCCCACAACTCCATTTCGGCCTCATTCAGCTGCAGCGGCTCGGGCGGCAGCGGTCTGGGCAGCGCCATGCGCCGTTTGATCTCTGCCGACGAATCGGACGCGGCTTTTTTTGGACTCATCGAGTGCCTCCATCTTTGGATTGAAATGTAAATTTGTA